GTTCTTGACCGTAAAGCAGTCGAATTTCTAGAGAAAGAAAAAGTGAACATCTCAAAAGACTTTATAATAGATAAGTCTGATGAGACTGGAGAAGAATAATGAAATCTTTTAAAGAATTAAAATCTGTAGAAGAGGAAAAAGCAATTGAAGTGAAAAATTCAAAAACTTTTTCAAATCTTAGAAAAGATGCTACTGACGAGATAGAGGAAGTTGCGAAAGCAAAGCCTGGAAAAGAGCAAGAGGTAATAGATCAACACCCTATGGAGGTCATAGACGGCACTCAGGGAGATGATAAACCCACAGAGGATCAAAAGGGTAAACCCAAAAAGAAAAAGAAGAAAAAGAACGTAATGTCAGACGACAGTGGCCCTCAACCAAAATTAGAATCTAAATTAAAAAAGATTGAAGATGTGTATTCTATTATAGTTGAGTCTGTTGAAAAGAATAAAGAAAAAAGAATTTATTTTGAAGTTGACGACAGTTCATTTATGGTAAACCCAAAAGCTGCTGAAATTATCAAAACTGTATACGAAAGTTTAAACAGAGATAATAGAAAAATTATGAGAGATAAATTAAATGAAAATCTTTCATCTTTTTGCGATGTTGCTTACTGGTCTATGTGTAAATTGGGAAAAGTAGAAGAGAGTTGAGATGAAACTTATAAAAGAATTGATAGAGGAAGAAAACCTTCAATTTATCACTGAAGAAAAAGACGGTGAGAAAAGATATTATATTGAAGGTGTTTTTATGCAAGCAGATGTTAAAAACAAAAATGGTCGAGTTTACGGATCAAACATGCTTGCTGAAAAGGTTGAAGAGTATTCCAAAAACTTCATAGAAAAAAATAGAGCATATGGAGAACTCGGTCATCCATCAAACCCTTCTATTAATCTAGAGAGAGTTTCACACAGGATTATTTCATTAAGGAGAGATGGTTCAAACTTTGTAGGTAAGGCTCAAGTGTCTAGCACCCCTTATGGTAACATCGTCAAAGGTCTTCTTGAAGACGGTGGAAAACTTGGCGTCTCATCTAGAGGTCTAGGATCATTAATGAAGGAAAACGGAATATTGAAAGTCCAGAGTGATTTTTTAATCGTCACTCCAGCTGATATCGTAGCAGACCCATCCGCACCTGATGCTTTCGTTGAGGGTATTATGGAAGGACGAGAATGGGTGTGGGACAATGGTATCATCCGTGAAAAAACCGTCGAAGATTATAAGGAAATTGTTGAGAAAACATCGTCAAAAGATTTAAAGTTTATGAAACTAAAATTGTTTGAAGATTTTCTTTCGAAACTGTAAATATAATTTATTATAAATAAATGTAATAAATGTTTAACATTTAGGAGTATTAAAAATGTCAGAAAAAAGTGAAATTTTAAATGAAGAAGAAAATATTGAAATTTCGGAAGAAACTACTGAAGAAACTGAAACTGCCGAGACTACAGAAACTGAAACTGAAACTGTAGAAGAAGAGGTTGAAGTTGCTGAAGTTGAAATTTCCGAATTAGAAGAAGAAACTGTTGAAACAGAAGTTGAAGAAACTGGTGCTGTATTGGAGAATCTTCTAGAAACTTTACCAACTTCAAAATCAGGTATGGTTCAAACTATTAATTCCATGTTAGCAGAAATGACAAAAGATGAGTTACAATTTAAAGTAAAGCATTTGGTTGAAGTTTTAACTGCTACTGAAAAAGAAATTCTTGAGAGAGAAGGTGGATTGAATTTAACTGATATTGAATTGTCCGGAGATGTCGATGCTCTTTTTGAAGGAGAAGAGTTTGATGTAAACTTCAAGAGAAAAGCAACCTTATTGTTCGAAACTGCTGTTGCTAGAAGAGTTGAAGAAGTTCAGACAAGCATTGAAGAAAATTTCAAACAAGATATGGGTGAGCAAGTACTTGATTATAAGGAAAACTTAGCAGAAGCAGTTGATAAGCTTCTAAATGCTTCCATAGAAGATTGGCAAGATGATAATAAACTTGCTATACAAACTGGTTTAAGAGCAGAAATCACTGAAGAATTTATGAGTGGTTTGAAGACTCTTTTCAAGGAAAACTATATTGATATCCCTGAAGATAAAGAAGACGAGTATGTAAATTTAAAAGAAACTCACGACAAAACTACAATCAAGTTGAATGACGAGATTGAAAGAAATATAGAATTGAAGTCAACAATTCATGAGCAAAGAAAAGAAATCCTTTTCTGGGAAAATACTCAAGATTTGACTGAAGTTCAACGAGAGAAACTGCAAAAACTTGCAGAAAAAATTGAATTTGATAATGATGAGCAGTACATTGAAGGTTTGGAAACAATCCGAAAATGTTATTTTGCTGAAAAAGAAGAGGAAGTTGTAACTGAAGAAACAGTTGAAATTGAAGAAGTTGAAACCCTTCAAGTTGTTGCTGAAACTACTTCCGAACAACCTAAAACTAAAATTGAAAAATACGCTCAAGACCTTGGGCGATATTGGAAATAATACAATATAAATATATTTGTGATGAACCTAGTGTAACTACGATGTTAGATTCTGAAAATCTATACAGAAAAGGAGAAAATTAAAATGAGTTACGAAGATTTGTTGAAAAAGTGGGAACCTGTTCTTGAGCACCCTGAGTTTGCTGAAATTAAGGATCCTTACAAAAAGAAAGTCACAGCAATCCTTTTAGAGAATCAGGATCGTGATATGGAAGAAGCTAAAACTGGCGGATACGGTTCTCTTACTGAAACTACTAATGTTACTGGTGGAGTTGACAAGTTTGACCCAGTTCTTATCTCTATGATTCGAAGAAGTATGCCAAACTTGATTGCTTTTGATGTAATGGGTGTTCAACCTATGAACGGACCTTCCGGTCTTATCTTCGCAATGAAGAGTCACTACACTAATCAGTCTAGTGCTGAAGCTCTTAAAGACGAAGCTGACACTGATTTCTCTGGTACTGGAACTCATGATGGAACGCATCTTTTTGATGGTGCTTATGCTGCTGGTTCCGGTCTTGATACTGCTGCTGCTGAACAACTTGGTGCATCTGGTGGTGGGTCTTTCGGTGAAATGGCAATGTCCATTGAAAAGATTTCTGTAACTGCAAAGTCCAGAGCTCTTAAAGCAGAATACACTACTGAATTAGCACAAGATTTAAAAGCAATTCATAATCTTGATGCTGAATCTGAGTTAGCAAACATTCTTTCTTCCGAAATTATGGCAGAAATTAACCGAGAGATGATCAGAAAAATTAATATTTCTGCGAAAGCTGGTGCTGCTGATACTCAGACTCCTGGTGAATTTGATTTAGATTTAGACTCCAGTGGTCGATGGTCTGTTGAAAAGTTCAAAGGACTTTTATTCCAAATCGAACGAGATGCTAATGCTATTGCTAAAGCTACTCGACGAGGTAAGGGTAATGTTCTTATCTGTTCCTCTGATGTTGCTTCTGCTCTTCAGATGGCTGGTGTTCTAGATTACAACCCTGCACTTGCTAACAATCTACAAGTTGATGACACTGGTAGTACTTTTGCAGGTGTATTGAACGGACGATATAAAGTTTATATTGATCCTTATGTATCTGGTATTGAATACTACACTCTAGGATACAAAGGTTCCAGTCCTTATGATGCTGGTATCTTCTACTGTCCTTATGTTCCACTTCAGATGGTTCGTGCAATGGGGGAAAATACTTTCCAACCAAAAATCGGTTTCAAAACTCGATACGGTTTGATTGCTAACCCATTCGCTACTGTTGATGGTGACGGTGTTGTTGCTGTTAACAAAAAGAACAGTTACTACAGAGCAGTAAAAGTTACAAACTTATTATAATAACATATAATATAGTATAAATAAAAAAACCTTCCCTTTGGGGAGGGTTTTTTTTCTATTATAAATATAATAGAGGATTATATTATGAGCTATATTGATAGACAACCAGTTGACAGAAATTTTCTATCTAAAGATAATTTCACTGCTGTATTTTCTAATTTTCCAAGTATGGAATATTTCATTCAATCTTTTGAATTCCCAGGAGTAAACGTTCCTGCTGTATCTCAACCTTCATATTTAAAAGGTATCGACGTTCATGGAACTCAAATAGAATATGATGATTTATCAGTCACTTTTGCAATTAATGAAGACTTCTCAAACTATAGAGAAATATATAATTGGTTAGTTAAAACTGGCACACCTCAAAAATTAGAAGATTATCAATCCCCAGATGAATTAGATCATTGTACTTTAATGATAACATCTAATAACAAAAACACTATCCTGAAAGTCAGATTTGATAAAATATTTCCAACAGCACTTTCATCTTTCACATTTGATACAACTTCAGAGCATAATATAGTCATGGCTACAGCAACTTTTAAGTTTAACTCAATGACATTTGATTCAAATATTTAAAGGAGTCTCTATGCGAGAATCTATTTCATTAGAAGAAATAGAAAAAATGTGGGAGACGGATAGAAAGATGTTCCGTGATAAATTATCAGAACACAATCTTGACATCCCAAATCTACACGGTAGGTATATGACAATATATAATACCGAAAGAATATTCAGAAAAACTCTTGATCTAAAAAAGAGAAGGCTTTACATGACACTGAGGTCATACTTTTCTGGTACTCTTGATAAAATGACTTTAGACAAACACGGTTGGATTCCATATGGTGTTAA